AATGATGTTTTTATGGCAGATCATGGTATCCGATTTAATGATGGCCTCTACGTAGAGATGCCTACATCAGCCAATGCAACAATTCTGGTAGGCTAATGGCAAAGATGCCTAAACTTTCCGTCAAAAAAGGCGAGAAGCTCCCAACTTCTCAAGGTGCCGGTCTTACTGAGAAGGGCGTCAGAAAATATCGTCGTGCCAATCCGGGATCAAAACTCCAGACTGCTGTAACGGAAAAGAGTCCCAGCCCGGAAAGAGCCAAGAGACGAAAGAGTTTTTGTTCAAGATCCGCAGGTCAGATGAAGATGCATGGAATTGATTGTTCCAAGACACCTAAAAAGAGAATCTGTGCTGCCCGAAGAAGATGGAGATGTTAATGAGTATGCCAAAAATTACTGTCATCATTGAAGGTGAAGGAGGAGAAGAAGATGAGTATTGTGGGTGTTTTGACGAAAAAGAAGTAGAAATCACCTGCCCTGTCGCCACTCATGATGAAGTCATGAATGATTCAAACAAGGAAGTAGCAATTCAGGAACATGGTTACGGTCCAGCGCAGGTAATGGATAAACGCTGTGGAAACTGCGGTTATTTCAACCAGACTTTAAACATGCTTGACTGCATTGAAACAGGAATGGAAGTCGAGGATGTAACTAAAGTTGGTTACTGTACGCTATTCCATTTTGTTTGTTCAGAAAAAAATACGTGTGATTCTTGGATGAAGGGTGGTCCTATCACCAATTACATCGAGGAAGAAGACGTGGAAGAAACAACAGGTCGGAGATTTATCTAATGATGAACTATAAGGGTAAAAAGAGTGAGCGTTATGACATGTACCGTGATGGTGGCTATGTTGCCTTTAAAGAAGGTGGTCCCACAAAGATTCTCGGTCAGCGTACTGATTATGTTGATCCAGAGATGGGCGACTATGTCATCATAGATATGGCTAATAAGAAGGCTAAGGGCAAGCGCCCTATGATGCCAAAATCCCTTAAGAGTGTCTAAAATGGCCATTTCACGGGGCATGGTTTCAAAGCAGCTTGTATCTGGTAAGAAATACAAAAAGGGTGGCTCAGTGTCTCGTGTGAATGAGGCTGGTAATTATACGAAGCCTACGATGCGCAAGAGACTCTTTGAGAGCATCAAGGCTGGAGGCAAGGGCGGTAAACCCGGAGAGTGGTCTGCCAGAAAGGCCCAGATGCTTGCCAGAGAATACAAGAAAGCCGGTGGTGGTTACAAATAATGGCCCTAAGAAAGCCGCAGGAAAGTTTGAGGAGATGGACCAAGCAGAAATGGCGGACAAAATCCGGAAAGCCATCAACGCAGGGACCTGAAGCAACCGGGGAAAGATACCTCCCGGAGAAAGCCATCAAGGCCCTCAGTTCATCAGAGTATGCTGCCACAACCAAGGCAAAGCGGCGGGGCACAGAGCAACACGTAAGACAGCCCCGAAGGATTGCCAAGAAGACTGCACGTTTTAGAAAGGCTTAATCATGACGACATCAGGAACTACTACATTTAACATGGACATTGATGAGATCATTGATGAGGCCTTAGACATGATCGGCGGTGAAGCGGACCTAGGCAAGGAACCCAAGTCTGCCCGCCGCAGTCTTAACCTGATTCTCACCGATTGGCAAAACCGGGGTATCCTCCTCTGGAAGACCGGGCTTGGAACCCAGACTGTCAGCAATGGTCTTGCCTCATATGATCTTGATTCATCCATCATTGACATCACCGAAGCCACTCTGAGACGCAACGGGAATGACATCGAGATGACCCGTATTTCCATGGAGGAATATGAGGAGCTTCCAAACAAGAGCGCCTCCGGTCGTCCAATCCAGTACGCAGTCCACCGTAAACGGGACAACATCACGGTCTATCTCTGGCCTGTCCCTGATAATTCAACAGACATCTTCCGGTACTGGAATGTCAGCCGTTATGAAGACTTCACGAAGTCCGTGGACACTGCTGATGTCCCCTTCCGGTTTCTTCCATGCCTTATCTATGGTCTGGCGTATCATATGTCAATCAAGCGTCCCGGTGTCCCCGGTGACAGGGTTCAGTTCCTGAAGCAGATCTATGAAGAAGCCCTGATGAATGCCATGGAAGAAGACCGAGAGCGTGCCTCATTCAGAGCTGTCCCCTATCTTCGGGTTGTCTGATGTATAAAAAATCACCTTGGTTCATCAGTGACCGCTCCGGTTTTCGGTTTCCCTATGATGAAAGAGTCAAGGAAAGCACCGGAATGGTTGTCCACATTTCCGAGACTGATGGGGCCTATGACCTAAAGAACCATCCACAAAACAAGGCTCCCCGTATTGGACCCCGCAGAATTCTATGGGATGCCAGGCCAGAAGTTTCGGTCACTGCCAATCCAACAGAATGGAATCCTTCAATGACCACGTTTGTCTCAAATCTTAACGAGGTGGTATATTTAACTAATATCACTGGGACGATTCAAAGTGGTACTGTAAAGATCAGGAGTTAAATTAACAATGGCTATTTCACAGGGAATGTGCATCTCATTCAAGAAGGAAGTCCTCCTCGGTGAACAGGACTTTGATGCAGATACATTCAAGATTGCCCTATTCACCAGCGTAGCTTCTCTAAGCAACGGTACCACGGTCTATAGCACTTCAGGAGAAGTCTCCGGTGTCGGGTATACAGCCGGTGGAAACATCCTGACTGGCGTCACTGTAACTACGGATGGCTCTGTAGCCATTGTAGATTTCAGCGATAGCTCATGGACATCAGCCACCTTTAATACCCGTGGTGCCCTTATCTATAACTCTTCAAGATCAAACACTGCCGTGGCAGTCCTTGATTTTGGTGGAGACAAGACTGTGGAAAACGGTACTTTCACCGTTCAGTTCCCAGCCGCAGCGGCCACGACAGCCATTATTCGTCTGACATAATAGGGAGGGCCTCGGTATGGCTCTCGTCGTTAAAGACAGAGTAAAGCAGCAGACAACCACAACAGGAACAGGGACTCTCACCCTGAGCGGTTCCTACACTGGCTTTGACACTTTTTCTCAGATCGGAGATGGCAACACGACTTACTATGTCATCACTGATGATGTCACAGGTGACTGGGAAGTTGGCCTTGGCACATACACGGCAGCCGGAACAACCCTGTCCCGTGATACCATTCTGGCATCTTCCAATGCAGGATCCGCCGTCGATCTTGCCGCCGGAACCAAGGTTGTCTTCTGTGGATATCCCGCAGGAAAATCTGTATATCTTGACGCTTCTGGAAACCTTGGAATCTCCGGCACTGTCTCTGCTACCGCTTTTACCGGTGCCACAGTCACAGCCACATCCAATATCCACACCCCCACGATTTCTGTGACGGATCTTCAGGCATCCACAGTCACGGCCACGTCAAACATTCATACTCCGGCTATTTCTGCCACAAGCATCCTTGCATCCACGGTTTCTGCAACAACCCGGATTCACACCCCTGAGCTTTCTGCCACCTCCATCACAGGTGCCACGATTACAGCTACTTCAAACATTCATACTCCGGCTATCTCAGCTACTAATATTGTGGCTACATCAATCAACACAGATGTAGTTTTTGCAATCTCTGGTCAATACGGGGACGAACTTGATGGAGGATTCACACCAGTATTTCTTGTGCTCCATTCCCCCTTTACTTTCACAGTAAATACGTTTTCAAGAAAACTGTCAGCCGGTGCAATCGTGGCCTCTGTTGTTATAAGAAGCGCCGCCGGTGGTATAGACACCACTGTCACAGGGCTGGATAATTTGGCAGTCGGTACAACAAAACAAACTACAACAGCCACAGGCAACAACCTAGTTTCCGTGGGTGGCGGACTCCTATTCAAACTAACAGGTGTTGCGGCAACAGACAGAAACTTCGCATTCACCCTTAATTGCACCCGTACTAATTTCTCAGGTGCTTAATGGCTTTCTCTAACGCCCCTTTCTCTCAGGTACCATACTCAACACTTGTCCCGATTGACTCTGTTGTCACAGTCACTGGCGTTCAGGGTAACTTTGACCTTGGCATTGTCAACGCTTCTCCTCAGACAATCATCAATGTAACCGGCTTTACCCTTACACTTTCCCTTGGCTCTACCCAGATTCAGGTATCTCCGGATGTCCCCGTCACCGGAGTATCTGCCACCTTTGAACTAGGCACTGTCCAGACACAATCATCATTCACAGCCAAGGTCTCTGGAGTTTCCGGGGAGTTCAATCTAGGCTCTCCATCGGTTATCCTGAGTCCTGTCATCGGGGTCTCTGGGGTATCCGGGACATTCTCTGTCGGAACCGTCACTCCCGCCATATCACCGACAATTCAAGTTACCGGGGTATCTGCCACCTTTGAACTGG